ATTGACTTGTAAGGTTTTACCCTCTCAACCTCAAAGTCGTCAGATTTTACAAATTTGGTAATGTCATAAATATTACCATTCGAATAATATGTTTCTAATTGTTCTAAATTGTAACTAATGCCGTCCTCTGAATAACACGTTATGTTAAACATTTTTAAAATACCTGAAAAAAAGTCTTCCGCTTTTATTTCCGGCATGTATTCCGCCAAATTTAAACTTGACGATGTTGTTTGTTGTTGAATCTGTGTCGCCGTAACGTCACTTATCAATGTTCCCCTATTTCTTGTTTCAAATAAATAAACCGAATTATTGTAAGTTATTGGGGTGTTTGATGAAATATAAAAAGAATAAACGCCCGAATTTTCCAAGGGTACTTCAATGTACATTTGGTCCGTTTCGGTTGCGTAATTCTGCTCACTTAATTTAAATCCGTCTTTGTAAATATAAAATGTAAAAGGTACCCCCGCCGTTGTAAATGATATTAAAATGTGCGATTGTCTTAAACTTATCGGTGACGTTGGTTTTACATAATTTAATTCACTTGTTTCGGTGTTAAAAATGTTTTGCGTCCCTGATACACTCGTGACCGTTTCAAATAATATTTTTTGCGGAATTGATTTTGCCAAAAAAGTATCTGTGTTTTTTAACCATAAAAACAAAGACGTAAAACGGGCGTCAGTTAAAAAATCGCCTTCAAAAGTAATCCCCAATTGCGACGCAATTACATCAAATATTTTACTTATGCGAATTGCAGGAAATAAGTCATTGTAATAAATAGGGGTTGCATTATTTTTTATGTCCCAATTTGATTGTGATGAACCATTACCGGTGTATTGCCAAACGTTATTTGATGTAATTAATGGAAATTTTACGTCCCTACTTAAATTTTCGGTAATTGTATTTTTAACAAATGCGCCACTATAAACAAAATTAAATTCCGAATAGTCGAATTCACGCAAAAAACGACCTGCAAATAAATCTTTAAGTGATACCAATGCACCAAAAAACGTCACGGTGTAATTGTCGATTTGACCATTCTTAAAATTCGCCTTTTCGATTTGGATTTTGCCCTGACGAAACGGGATTGTGTCAATCTCGATGTATGCCTTTTTTCGGGTCCGCGCGTCGAATGCGTTGCTAACCGAATTCTCATACCAATGCTTGAAAATTGCGTTGTTTGTTTTGCTTGCCGGAACCGTAAACGATTGAGAAAAATCCGTATAAATTTTGGAAATGTCGTTTATATTTTGTATTGAACTCGTTATTGAAATCTTTTCGTCTTCGAATAATTCGATTTCACGCGCAATTCCATCGTCTCCGTAAATAAAAATTGATGTCGTAATCATTAAATAACGTTATTTATAAGGTTGTACGCGTATTCAAATTCGATTGTGTAGTTGATATTATTGTCTTTCAATGACGACTTTAAATCCGTCGCTTGTGTCTTAACCGTTGCCGGCTTATTGTCAAGCAATACCGTTTCGCTCAATAATAAATCTTGAATCAAATCCGAATAATTTTCCGGAACAAATCCGGTGTTTAAAATTACCGATTGATTTCCATTGAAATTAAACGCTTTGTTTTGGCCCTTATAAACGTTGTAATTGACCGAACTTGGTAGCAATGAATAGTTTGTGCTTGTGACATTAATTGCGTTCGTCTGCGCCTTAAAAAACGTCAAAAACTGCCACCCTCCAAATCGGTTTATAAACGAACAAACAACCGGTGTGTATTTGGGTTCACAAATCGGAACCACTCGGAATGTAGATGAATAAGATAGCGTTGCGCCAACATAATATTTAAACGTAATTGTGTTCCCGTTCGTGTAATTTGGCGACGTTGTTGTGACGTTTACTTTGTTCATATATTTTTTCGTCGGGGTTGTTGATGGTAAAACGTTTACCGTTGTTGCGTTGTTGCCGTTCAAACTTCTATATTCTACGTCCAACCGGTCACCTAATGATATGTCACTAACAACGTCGATAAAATGCGTGTTGCCATAAAGGTATTGTATTTCCTTTGTGTCGTCCGCTAAAATTGCACACCTGCCAAATACTTCGTCCTGATTGTAGCCACCCATGTAATTCGTGTACCCATCAACGCAAGCGTAATCGTCGTAACGAACAAGAGAATAAACACCCGCCGACGTTTCTTTGTATTTATTAACGCGCACATTGCACCAACGATTGTTTGTTGAATCTGACGAAACTATGTTGTCAATATACTCACGAACAAATGGCGATATATTATAAATACCGGCCCGTTGTGTCGTGGAGGCCGCCGATTTTGCAATCGTGTAAGTCGGTGTTGTTGGAACCGAATTGGGTGCGTTGTAAATCAATAATTCAACTTTTGACCCTACTTGTCCTGCCTCATTAATTTCAACGAAATACGGGGAACGTGCGTAAATAATCATTTATACTTTTTTTAAATTAAAATCAATCAATCCTTCAATGTCATCACCGAACGCTTTAAACAAATCGGTTTCGATGTACTTTTTAAACCCTCTTTCAAATGGCCTTGTAAAAAATAAACTTGGTTTTATTCCTTGCGCGTAAATGCTCCTTTGTAATAAAAAACCAAGCGTATTATAACCGCCTTTTTTAAACTTGCCGTCCTTATCCCTTAATCTAATTCCCTTTTGTTTTGCCCAATCCATTAACGGCTTACGCGGGGGCATTTTGTTTGTAAATTTATACGGGCTTTTTGGTGCCTTTTGAACTCCGTTTACCAATGCCGGAAATGCTCCTTTAACACCTTGGTCGACAAACTTTCCGTAATCCATCATTTGGAACCCAACCAAATAATAATTTTTCTCATGCAATATTGTTCCCTTGATGCTATTGTAAAGAGAATTCGTATTGTTGCGCCCTAACCTCGATAAATTACTTCGTGATTGTTGGACCACATAATTGCGAAATTTCTTTACTACTTCACTAGCATTTTTCAACTCCATCGCATATCGTCATTTCGTTGGGAATAATCAAATCAAATGTCAACACCCACCCCGCGACCGCGTCTTCAAAACGGTCCGTAAATGGTTCACAACTAATGTTCCCCTCAACCTGCACCAATTCAGAATATAAAGTTCCGCGTCTTAACTGCTCGGACAATCTTATTGCGTAAGTTAATTGTGTGTCAAGTACGTCCAACTCGTTGTCGTTACCTTCAAACGTGTCGGTCGATTCTTCTTTTGATTGGTCGACAATGTCCATAAGAATAACCGAAACGTTAAATGTTGAAACCTGCTCGTCCGGTGAAACGCTATTTACCATTATGTGGGCATAAGGATAAATCCATTGTTTACGGTCAATAATCTTATCCATATTGCCGTTTGTGAATGATTGAATTCCTAAATCTTTGTTAAGGAATTGTCTCAATCTATTAATCACATAATAAAAGCCTTTCATCAATTTTTATTTTTAATCATTTGTAATTCCAAGTCATTTTTTTGCTTTTCGAATGTAAGATACATCAAGCATTTATTAATTGGTAATTTGGTAACGTCATCAAATCGTAATATGTCTCCTTTTGCAAGCGCGTAAATTGACTGATACCATCCCCATTGTCTGCCGAATTGCGCGTTTGAATCGAATTCCCCCGTATTGCCTCCGCCAAATAAACCGTCGTACTTTTCAATAACTCGTTCCCTAAATGATAAAAAAAAACCATCGCGGAAATCGCTACGTCAACCGGCATTTCTTTCATCGCCTCACACCACTTGTCGGTCCCATCATATTCTTCAATTTGATATAGGTCCCCATATTTTCTAACAATTGGCCGATACAAAACGGACATTGCCCGATGTAATAATTGCGGTTCAACAATATAACGGTCTAAATCCATGTATTCCCCCGCGCTCATATTGTCCAAATTTGGAATAAATCCAAACTTCTTGCCATTCAATTCGAATTCATTAATAAGGGACGGATGTGACTTAAACAATTTATTAACATCGTTAACTATTTCAATAATGTCACGTTGCCTCATTTTTGAAACCATCGCCAAATCGGCCCCACAAAATATCTGAATCAACTTATGATTCACAAAATCCGCTCCGTCACCTTCGTCTTTAATCTCTAAAAATCTTTGATATTGACCTAAATTGATTTCGCTCAATTTGGTCGGCACATTAATTTCCAATTTCATAACCTATAAACCGTTTTTGATTGTTTTTGTTGTACTCTAATAAATCGAATACTTCCCTTTATTGGGGTTTGATAAATGGTAAAAAACATTGTAACGAATTGCGTCGATTGCGTGATTATAATTGTCAATCACTAATCCCGATTTTCGGTCTGAATAAATGTAATTATTAAATTCCTTTGCAATGTTGCCCGAATCGGGGTCCAAAATGATTTGGTAATCTTGCATCAATGCAATACCCGCCGTAATACTTCCGGCTCCCTTTTCCGTTGGTTGTATGTTACACCTTTGAGACTGCAATTCTGAAATCAATCGTGGTTCCGCGCTATCTGCAATAATTAGGTTTTTACCGCATACCGTTTTGTTGATGGTCGCTATTTCCGTAGTCGTCAATTTGGGCTTATACAAATGTTCCTTGACGTAGATTATCCGCTTGCTTTTATCAATTGCCACTTCGACCAATGTCGTTGGGTCAATCGAAAATCCAAAGTCTTGCCCAAATGACGTTTGTAATTTATCGGGATTGAATGAACCAAATTTCCAATTGGTAAAAACCACACCGTCGGCTTTGTCAAGCCACCCGCCTAAAATCGTGTGTTCGTATTTCTTCGCGTTGTGTTCCTTTAATGCCTCCACTTGATTCAGGAATGATTGCGAAAGGTATTCGGCATTATCAAGGTACGTCGTATGAATGTACGTCGTGTCGCCCTTTGTTGTGGTCTCTCCCGCATCAACTCCACGTTGTTCAAAGAAACGGTTGTAAATAAAATGTTCCTTTGTTGTCGGGTTAAGAATTAGAATGACGCGGTTTTGTTTTGTGTTATTACGGACCGATAAATCAATTTTATCAAAAACGTCTTCGTCAACCAATTCTTCCGCCTCGTCTAATACGAATGTTGTGACCCCCGAAAGTGATTTCAGATTTGCGGTCTGCGTTCCGCTTGATGTCTTGATTCCCTTGAATATAATTTTGGAACCGGTTTGCTTATTTACGATTTCGTCTTTTGTAATATAAAAGTCGTCGTGTAATTCAGCCATTTCAATTTTCTCCACAAACTCCGGAATGATTGATATGTGGGCCGAAACTAAAGTGTATCGGGTGAATAAGATAACATGACCCACTTCATACGTCAAAAGCAAAAGAAAGGAATTCATGGCGAATGATTTGCCCGAACCCCTTCCCCCCGTAATCACGAAATAACGTGAATCGTTTTTAAAAAGTGGAATGTACTTTTTATTGATTGTTATCATTTGAAATTCACGATGTCCTTGATATCAAAGTCATTCATTGTGTGTGTAGTGTTTTGGTCAATGACCTGCTTTGGCATTCCAAACTTATATTGGAAAAACAATTTGACCGCCCAATCTTTGTGGTCCTCTATTGCCGCCGTCAATGCCTCAAATGCTTTTGGCTCCAACGGTGTTAATTTTTCAATCAACGATTGTTCTTCCGCTTTTGGTTTGCGCCCTGCTCCTTCGCGCTTGCCTCCTTTTTTAACTTCCATATTCATTATAAATTTTCCTAATTTGCCCAATGTAGTCGCGCCAACATGACGCGCATGACGTTTGTTCTAAATCGATTTCAAAGATTCGTTTGTAAATTGCCGACAATTCACGTTGAACAATCACCGAAATCTCGCCCCGATTTTCCGAAAAGAAATCCTTCAAATATCCGTAATCTTGTTCGGACAAACAATTTACCCTTCGATAAGGAAATAATTTGTTTAACGTTTCTTTGCGTTCGTCACATCCGCAATCCAAACCGGTTACGCTTGAAAATAATTCAACCGCCGCCTTTATTCCGGTCGCCTTTGTGATTTTCTCGATTGTGTCGCCTAATCCCTCCGATTTAATCGGTTCAATTGGCTCATGCTTTACGGTCGTGCCGTTGTCTTTTCTTGGTCTTGCCATAATTTTATTCGCTTTTTACAATTTGTTATTGTGTGATAAACTGAATCAAATGAAATCCCGATTTCGCGGGATAATTTGCGTATTGAAATGTTTTGCCGGACCCAACACAAATACAATAATTTGTCGTATTCCGGCCATGTATTAATTAAATCAATGTATGGTTTTATTTTCTCAAATGTAAAGTCTTCGTATTCTTCGTCAACCAATTCGTATTCAATTTCACTTGTAATTTCAACCTTTACGACGTTGTGCTTGTGCAATTGCATCGTCAAACTCCGCAATGTGAAATAAAAATATGCCTCATTGATTTCTTTGTTCAATTTCAAAACCTTAATGTATGCCTCTTGAACAATGTCCTCCGCATAATGACGACCACCGAACTTTTCGACGATTCTCACCCAATGCTTATGGTTGGCAAATATTTGGTCCATCCTATAATTTGTAGATTTC